AAAAAATTTTTTTATTTTTGTAAACCCTAAAAAAATTCTCTTATAACACCACAAAATAGGTTAAGCCATTGATTTATATGACTATTGTTGTTTTTAAAAGCTCCACATGGAGTACCACAAGAACCACACAATCTCCACATAGCTCTGTAAATAATCTTTAAAATAAAATACATTGATTTACATGAATAATTTCAATTATGACCTGTATAAAATATCTTGGGAGGATATTTGTAGTGATTCTGGATGGGCTTCAGATGTTGAATTTGATAAATTATCTGTAAGCCATTGTATTTCAATTGGTTTTATTTTTAAGAAAACTAAAAAATATATATGGATATTTTCTTCGTATGAGATAAACGATCTTGGCGAAATTAACTTCGGAGATCGAACGGTAATTCCGCTATCTAACGTAATAACTATGGAGAAGATCTATGGGCAAGAAAAAAAACGAAACTATCCAAGACATTCTGGATAGAATTCAAGAAGACATAGATACAATCAGAGATAAAGCTGAAGAATTAGAAAATCACGATTGTGATTCTGATTCTGATTCTGACGAGTCTGATGATTGGTCTGATGAAGACGAAGACGACGAAGAATAGTCTACTAATATCTTTTCTTTCTTTGGAGGTCGTTGTGGTTTTCCCAATCTAATATCTTTTTGTTTTTGTACAACATCAGATTTTAGTTCACTAACTTCAACACCTTCAAGGATTGGAGAGTACTGGTCCAATACCTCTGCAATTCTCTTATCTAATTCCTCCTCAGATAAATCATCTAACTTACCTGTTCTAATAATTTTTTGTTCAACATAAAGACCAGCAACTTTACCTCTAGCAACTTCTGCATTAACTGCAGCACTCCAGGCTTTATTCTTTAAAGCTTCATTTTTAATTTTACCTAGCTCTGTAATATGGCTTTCAAAAGTTACATCATATTTCTTTTGATTCTCTGATCTTAACTCTCCAATGTACTGAACAACTAATGGATACATTTTTGGATTTTGTAATTTACTTGCAGCATTTTTAGCTGTATCAGGTGAATACCCGGCAGCAATAGCAGCTTCAGTTCCAGTCATTCTTCCCTCATTAGTTACTAATTCATGAGCGAATTTTATTTGCATTTCTGTTAATCTTTTTGATAGTCCCATACACTTGACTATATAAGTTAACTTTGGTATTAGATCAATCGTAAATTACTCCATAAATTACACTCCTGGGGTTGGCTTACGAAATAGGACTCCTCTTAAGTTTCTCTATGGATACTGGGCCCCAGGTTAAAATATTATGTTAAGAGGAAAGCTATTAAGACAGGCATTAGATAAGTTTCTGAAGAAATCAGAAGTCGCAAAAGAAGCACGTGTCCAAGTTTGTTTACCTAACGGAGAACTATATGACGTTATTGGTATTGAACTAATGGAAAATAAATTAATTGGAAACCGAGAATCTCATAGATTAGTTATCACAATTGATAAGGAAAGATGGACTATGGGTAAGGTTATTAAACGTGTTTAATCATGTATTGGTTAACTTGAATTTGAAGTGAAACCAGAATCAAAATTTTGGCAAGAAGTTAAGAAAAACATAACTCAAATTTCCTTTACAAGATTGGAGTCTTGGGCCAGTGCGGGTGTTCCAGATCTCTTGTGTTATAATAAATCTGGTAAATTTTTTACTATCGAATTGAAGGTGACCAAAGGTGATTTTCCAAGGTTCTCACCCCATCAAATTTCATTCCATGTTAGGCATCCTAATAATACTTTCATCCTAAAAAAGTCCCTCGGTCCTTTGTCCATAAAACTTTATGAAGGATCCAAGATCATGCAACTTGTGAACCATGAGCCTTGTGCCTGTGTGGCTGTTGGTTGGACCAAGGTTCAAGAACATCTTGTCAATGTGACATAATGTCGCACCCCCAACTAAAAAACCTGTGGGCGGGGCCCACCCAAAAAAAAAAAACAAGCAGCTTGTAAGCTTGCGAGCCCTGCTTGCGCCTTGTTCCTTGGATCATGGCACTTGCTAACTAAAAAACCTGTGGGCGGGATCCCATCCCACTTGTGAGCTTGTTACTTGCGGCTTGCGACTTGTGGGTAGTGGCCCGACCCCGAGTCTCCCCGAGTTGACAATACGAAGCGATAATATCGGGCCATGTTTAGTGTTTACCGTAGGCAACGTTTGGAATTGTACGGTCCCAACAAGCCCGGCAATCTTTACACTTGTTATCTTGTTCAGCCGCCGGGCATGTCTTTTCTGACGTAACAACGGTTGACGTCCAGGGCCAAAATGTAGCGGCCTTGCCGTCAACTTTATGGGCAGAAAGTCGAATAATTAAATTTTTTGGTACTTCGTCCGCTTGTATACATCCAATTATGGAAGCTTCCCTAGTCGGTAACCAATGCTTAATTGAAGGCGTTAGTTTACAAACTTCAAATATTTTCTTTAAGTGATCGATTGACTGTAGATCTCCTGAGTCGTGCCATCTAAAAAACTCTGATTTTGTTTCTAATATACTTGTTGCCATTGCCTGGGTCCATAATGGATGGTCCAAAGCTTCTAATCTACGTTGCATTGCATCTCTTACGTTAGGGAATCTATAGCGTCCCTTCAATGCATAACAGCCCGAACATACTGATCCGGGAATCTTTACAAGCTTAGATCCTGTAATACATTTAATAGCCGGTAAGTTATAACTGTAACCAGGCATTTTGGAGGGCTTGCTAAGCCCTCCGGTGATTGATTTTAATTGCAACTTGTCCATTATCTTTTAACTTTTTTCTTTATTGGAGATTGCGCCTTAAAATTTGAATCAAAGCTGTTAAGCTTTGAAGGCGTCAACTCATACATATGAAAGCCTTTTTCTGTAGGTACTTTTTTAAACCCTAGCTTTTTTAACTTATCAATTGTTCCTTGCATGCTTTCTCCTATTGTTACTTAATTGAAATAGTATCCCATCTTATCCTAGAATGCAACAAATAAATTTTGTCCTGGTCCATGATTCGTTGATCAAGTAATTCGCTTAAGTCAATGCGACAAATTGTCGCAGGCAATAAAAAACATGCGGGCGGGGCCCTCCCAAGAAACACTAAACACCTGTGGGCGGGGCCCTCCCGGAAAAAAAATAAAAAATAAAGATTGACTTATTCTGGGATATTATGTTATACTTTCAAATCAAATAACAACGAAAGGTATAATATGCCACAAGCGATGACTAAGTACCAACTAGACCACTTTAGAGATAAAGTTAAAAGAGAACTTGACCCTATGATTGAACAACAAGAATTACTTGTTCGTCAATATGTATCTCAAGCAACTGATACAGCTTCTAAAAAACTTGCTAAAAAAATAGGTGCACAATCTATTATTGATAAGCTAAAAGAAGCTGAACAATATCTATTGGAAGCACAAGCAACAGCTAAAACTTTCTTTAAAAAGAAAGCTAATAATGAAACATTAAAAGGTAAATTAGATTATAAATTTGCCTCTAATGATATTAAAGATGACAGAATAAATGTTGCTCTTTGTGAAGAACAAATAAGAGAGTGGGCTAGTGAACTTGCTCAACAAGAAATAGAAAAAAGACCAGAGGGCAAAAAACTTTCTGAATTGAAACAAGTTAAGAGAGTGGCACTTGATACGATAATGGAAGCCCACGCCCCAGCTGAATTGATTGCTAACCTAGATAAAGTATTACAAGCTAGTGTTGGTATCGGCTGGAATAATACAGCACCAAAAATTAACGCATAAATAAAAAAAGGAACGGGGCTTGTCGCCCCGTTCCTTGTTCCTTAAATCAATATTATTTTTTAATTTTCTTTAATAATTTAAAAAACCCAGAATATTCTTTTAACATATTTTCGTTATAACTTTCTTTCCAAGTTTTTAGTATTTCTTTAATTGTATATTTTTTCATTTATTTTCTTTCGTTGTTATTGTTTCGTGTTTCCCTATACTTTGTGTCAAAGTCCTTTTCTTGTTTTCTGTTGATTGATAAAACTACCCAACAGAATAATGCAACAAGCAACAAGGACAACGACGCAAATACTATAAAGTAATTGTAAATGTCTTTTAGTATTTCAAACATAAACTACCTTTGTTGTTTCCCTTTCCTCAAATGTTTCGACAATATCCGTAATGGTATCATCACACTTCGTTATAATAAAGGAAAGTATTTCACTTTCCTTTATTGTTAGTCCTTGCTCAACGAATTGTTGAGCAAGGTTATCAGTTATATTTACTTCAATATCAAAGTTCATATTGTTTTACCTATTACTTCAAAATTATAGCCAAGTTTTTTTATTAACACTATTGTATTAACTCCTAATGTTTTAGTGTTAGCAATACTAGCAAACAATTTTGCTTTATCACAAACAGGATAAACTAAATCATTTCCATAAAGATTTTTAGTTTCTACTGTTAGTGTGTTTGTTTTTTTTTCCATATTGTTTCTTTCGTTGTTATGATTTCATCATAGATTATATAGGATATTAATGCAAGAACTATTTTACATTATATCAAAGATATTTGTATTATAATTCAATGGGATATTCTGTGATATATTTATCACTATTAAATACCTGTGGGCGGGGCCCACCCGGGATTTATATATTATATACATGCGGGCGGGGCCCACCAGGACTTCTCCCCCCCCCATAGAGGTCCCAATGGGTTTCCAAATTACTTTTATTTAATAGAGGGGGGAGGGGGTAAATCAGTTAAAGGGGTCCCAGTCATACCCTTTAGTCTAAGATTTACATAGTTATAGTTAATAAATTCATTTTGAGTTCTAAATTACTTTTATTCTAAGTAGGGGGGAGGGGTAAAAATTATTTAAGGTACCATATAAGGGGACCCTATAGGTTATAAAATTACCTATGGATTTATACCCCCGGGGGTGTTAAAAACAATTTAGGTACCATAATTAACATTATGCTTGATAAAGATATTTTAAAAAAAATTAATAACATTACTGATCCTAGTGTAAGAAAAAATTGGAAATTAGATTTTTTAACTAAAATTCATAAAGTAAAAAATAGAGAAATACGTTCTGATTTTCTAACATTCGTAAAATACATTTGGCCAGATTTTATTGAAGGCTCTCATCATAAAACTATTGCAGATAAATTTAATAGATTGAGATCTGGAGAACTTACAAGATTAATTATTAATATGCCACCAAGGCATACTAAATCAGAGTTTGCTTCTTATTTTTTACCTGCATGGATGATTGGTAATGATCCTAAATTAAAAATTATTCAAGCGACTCACACAGCAGAACTTGCAGTTCGTTTCGGTCGTAAAACAAAAAACTTAATTGACTCAGCTGAATACAGAGAAATATTTAATACAAGATTACAAGAAGATTCAAAAGCAGCTGGACGTTGGGAAACTAATAAAGGCGGTGAATACTTTGCTGTCGGGGTCCAAGGTGCGGTGACCGGTAG